GGTGTAGAGCGCCACATACACAGTCGCAGGCGATGTGTATGATGTGTTTCGCAGAGTCGCGTTAATCAGCGCGTTCTCCAAAAAATTGCTCATTTCAGCCATTTGAAATCTCCAGCTTGTTTCGCTTTTGGCGGTTGACGAATTGAGTTAGCACTTGAAGGTTCCACGGAACATGAAGTCCGCAGACAACTTCGCTTTTCAATGGAATGATGTGGTCTACCTCATGCTTGATTCCCGTCTCAAGAGTCTTGATCTTGGCCTCAAGATAGAAATTAGCGATTTGGTTCTTTAGCTCCTCATCAACCCATTTTGGACACGCATTCCGTTTTGCTGCCCTGTATTTTGCGCTTTTGGCAAAAGCCTTATGCTTGTTCTTTTCATACCAGCGCCTACTCTTAAGAAGGTACTTCTCTTTGTTCTCTTGCTGCCACTTCAAATTTCTTGCTGACATTTGGCTCTTACGATCTTCGTATGTGGCGGCGTGATAATTTGCTGCATAGCTTCTTGCGTGATCTGAATTTTTTAGATACCAGGCTCGCTGTTTTTTCTTTCTGCAGTCATTGCACCACGAGTGCCATCGCGTTTTGACCCAGAGGAAGTTGTCTTGTACGACCTTCTCTGTATCGCACTTTTTGCACAACTTCATCTGTGACTCAGCCATGTTTATCTCCGTGCGAGAGTCATAGTCAAAGGAACTGCCGAGTATTCTCCCCGATCATCGGCGGCGGTCAAAGAGTCAATGGCCCTCTGATAGAGCGCGGCCCATGTGCCAAGACGCTCATCATTCATCAGATAAGGCTCGGCTTCCCCAAGGGACGCATAGATCAGGGCATCCGGGCAGTTCGCCAGGAAAGCATTAGAAGGGTTTGAGTCGCTCAGATACACAGGTGCTGCGTAATACAGCATCTGCATCGTGTAGACCCCATCAGGGATCGGTGCGAACTGAAGCTCCGAGGCCAAGATCGTGTATTTCTTCGGCACACCCAAGACCTTCGTCATGGCATTGCGGAAGAAGATATTGGGGTTGTAATACTCCATCACCTGATCCGGGTTGGAGTCAATGTGCAGATCCCGCAGTTCCAGAAAGTCGGACGGCAGCGAGAGAGTTGCGTCATTCCCGGTGGTTGATGCCGTGACAACCTTCAGCATCTGACGGATGCGAAGCTCCCTGCGAAGGCGATTCTCCGCGAGGGTGATGAAGTCAGGAATCTGAGAGGTCAGATCAGACCGAGCAAGGTAGTTCGCTACCGTGGTCTTAAGGTCTGAGTATGTTGCGAGAGCCATCAAATCCTCCCAGGACGGGTTCGGAATGCCCTGTTATCAGGATGGTTCAGCCAGGCCTTGAAACGAGGTTGATCCAGCACATGGAATCCCCGCATGATGCCTTGCTTGTTTAGTTCATCAACTACCGCAAGCGGAATAGACGCTATCTTATTCCCAAGCAGGTCATCTGACCATCGGGCACGCTCATCGTAAGCGTTAAATTGCTTACGATTGGACTCAATGATCCCGGTTACATCCTGGGTGCTTTCGATAATCAGCCCACCGTCATCGGTCTTATGGGCCTTGCGATCTACAACTTTGGCGGTCTTTGAGAATTCGTTGATGTTCATGTGAAAAAGGGGGCTGAGTTGCCCCGGCCCCCTTAGTTACTTGCTACCGAAGATTAGCTCAGGTCAGCGATGATGCCGTGGGCGGCTTCGTTGCGAACCTCGAGCGTGTATTCCACGAGCAACTGGGTGCGATCCGAGTCGCCGTTCTTCGCCAGTTCGTTGGTGAAGAAGGGACGCAGATAAGCAACAGCAGCGTACTCGGGGTCCAGCACGAAGGCCACTTCGTTTGCCGAGTTGCCCGAAACCATGAAGCGGTTGGGCACCACGCTCACCGAGCCGAAGTCCGACAGATAGATGTCAGCGGCACCGATGATGGTCGTGGGGGCATCCGAAGGAGCCATATAACGCTGGGCAGCGATACCGGCGAAGGCCGAGACGGTCTGCTTGTGAGCAGGCGTGACCATCAGGATCTTCGGGGAACCACCGGACTCGAACACTTCCTTGATAACCGTCTTCAGTTCGGTTTCCGTGAAGGTGCGGTTCGTGCCGTTCGTGCGAGCAGTCGTGCCAGCGGAACCAGCAGAGCCACCCGATCCGAAGTCACCGTTCGTTGCCAGCCAGGTCTGCAGGCCACCCAACACACGAGCGGTAGAACCGGCAGAGCCGTTGCTCTGGACGGTGTTGCTCAGGAAGGTGAACTCCATGTCGCGCTTGATTTCGGACGAAGCCTTGGCAAGCTGATAAGCCTTTTCAGACTTACGGCCAGCCTTGTCAACAGCCTCCAGGGTGCCAGTAACGCCGATGGTCTTCTGGCTGATCTGGGTGCGGTTGCCAACACGGGTCGTGGGCGACAGGGTAGCGGTCGATGCGTCAGCACCTTCCACAGCGGCGTTGGCGGCAGCAGCGGCCAGCGAGTCGGTCTGCCACTCGTGATAAACAGCGGTGGCCTTGGTCTTGCCAACCGTGCTCATGAACGGGGTGTCAGTCGGGCTGATGTTGTAGATCACATCAGACAGGTCTTCACGCATACCGATGGCAGCGTAGGTACGGAATTGGGTCATTTTTAACTCCTAGAGCATTCGTTCAAACAGGGCCGCAGCATCAGAGACTTTTCCAGACTTCCTCAACTGCGAGTGAGCTTTCTTGACATTCTCGTCTGCAGCATTCTTTTGGTTTGCCGCAACGCCTGGACGGAGCATCTTCGGTGCGTCTTGTACCTTCTTGGTTACCTCGGGCTTCTGCTTCTGGAGCTTCGCATATTGAGCCGCCATCCACAGCACCTGAACCTGTCGGGAGTCGTAAGCCTGAGCCAACTCTTGGTCAGTGAAACCCACTTCTTTTGCGAAGTCGCGGATTTGCCTCTTAACCTCGTTGCTCTTCTTCTCATCCCCGTATTCAGGAATAACCTCAGCCACGCGCCTTGCTTCCTGATGGAGCCGCTGCTGGAGTTGAGCCTGCTGCTCGGCGATTCGCTGTTGGGCAATTCGCTGCTGCTCGGCTTGAACCATCGCAAGCTGTTTCTCTCGCTCAGTCCGCTCTGCTACCTTGACTGCGTAACCAATGGGGTCAACCTCTTTCAACGCATTGAGGTCTTCCCCTTCATTTTGTTTACTCAAGAACTCTTCGATCAGGTTTAGGCGTTGAGAGTAGGCGTCCCTCGCTTGCTTGGCCTGTTCAATGGCGATCCGTTCTGCTTCGACAGCTTTACGCTGCTCCGCTACGGACTGACTCTTTTTGGTGTAGTCCAGCCCCTTCTGATACCCGTCCACCAGTTCATCGAAAGTGACTTCCCTTTCCTCGCCAGCGGCTTTCACACGGAATCGCTGCGGTTCAGGTTCAGTTTCGACTTCTTGGGTTTCAAGCTCTTCAGGTTCGGACGCTTGGGCTTGCTCTTGGGGTTCTGGAGCTTCAGGAGTGGCTTGTTCAGCTTCCTGGGGAGGATCCATCAGGCCAAGAATCGCGCCTGCAGCATCGTTAACCGACATCGAAACACTCCCTTGCGGGTCGGTGTCTGCCATTTGAGTTTCCTAAGTTTTACCTGGGTGCGCCAGGCCGCTTACAAAATCTTCCATCGCCGTTTCACCAACTGGTCACTTGAAGCTATGGAAGAAAAGTGCCCCATTATTTCATCAAGTACGCGCAATTTCAAATAGCACCGCTCTCGAATGTCAATATCGGTCTCATCCGAGTTGGTCAACTGGCTTATCAGGGATTTCCTGATAGTGTCTATTTCTTCCTGAAACCACTCATCGTTCAGGAGAGTTTGTGCGCGTTCTGCTTTGTTCATATCAATCCACGGGGCAAGGTGATCGGGGCAGAGAATCCACCGAATCGTCCTGTACCAAACGGAGCAACCGTTGCAAATGGGTTATATACATTAGTCGGGGCAATCTGGAACATTGCAGGCATTTGGTATCCGCTGACTCCACGGCCATAGGTTGGTCTTGGGGCGTTGATGATGTTGCCTGCCAATCCTTGATCCATTTGATAACCACCACCTCCCTGATTCAGCAATGATCCGAATCCACCCAGCAACATGGCTGCTGTAGCGGCATCCATCAGGCTGATGTTATTGACCATTGAGGTGGCCGGGGCAGTAACCCCTGCAGCGGTTGTCGGAATGACCGCCGTGGCCGTTGGCACTTCACGATTTCCCGCAACGCTAACACTTTGAGTCGGTGTGACAGGAATGACCGGCGCAGTCATCTGGGTCTGGATTGTGCGAGTTTCAACCGGAACAGTTTGAGTTGGCGCGATTGCGGTTCCAAGCATTGCACCAGTCGGCCCAGCCACATCTTGCGTTGCTGGCAGATTCTGGCCGGTGACCGGGACGGTTTGCACCGGAGGTGTCAACAACCCAGCAACTGCGGCAGGCGCAACATCGGCGGCAGTGGTTGGGATATTTTGTGCAGTAACGGGAACTGTCTGAGTTGGCGCCAAAAGTCCTGCAGTTGCAGCAGGTGCCACTTCTTGAGGCCTAGTTGTTTGAATAGTTTGCCCAGTAACCGGGACACTCTGCAAAAGAGCAGAAGCAGCGGCAGGTAATGTCTCAGCCGCTTGTTGGCTCGTTACGGTCTGCCCAGTTACTTGGACTTGTTGACCCACCAATGAACTCAAAACAGCAGCAGCCGTGTCTGGGCTGATTTGTCGCGGAGTTTCACCCGTTACGGTTACTTGTTGAGTTGATCCCGCCACAGAAATTGGCTGGCCCAAAACACTAGACAAAATGTTGCTTGCAGCGTCAGGGTCAAGCTGCGGAGATGTAACCTGAACCTGTTGTGTTGGCGCTGTGGTCAAAAGGCCAGCAGTTGCAGCAGGAGCCACCGTCTCAGGTTGAGTCGTTGGCAAAGTTTGAGCCGTAACAGGAACAGTTTGCGGAATAGCGGCGGCTGCAGCGGGAAGAGTATCGGCAACCTGTTGGTTTGTGACCGTCTGCCCGGTCACCTGTACCTGTTGACCAGTGAGCGAGCTGAGAACGGCGGCAGCTTCGTTTTGGCTGATCTGCCTTGGGGTTTCTCCGGTCACCTGGACTTGCTGAGTTGACCCAGCAACAGCAACCGGCTGACCCAAAACGCTTGAGAGAATAGAACTCGCTGCGTCAGGGTCAATCCTCGGCGCTTCAATCTGCGTTTGTTGGACCGGACCAGTTGTCAACAAGCCTTGCGATACCGCAGGAATAGCCGCAAGAGCAGGAGCCGCCGCAGTAATCCCAGGAGCAACCGCAGAACCGCCGGTGACGATGACATCAGGCGCGGCCCCAGTAGAGGCAAACTCCAGTCCTCGATTGGCACCAGCGGCGGGAAGGCCGGTTGCATTTGATGCGGCTTCGATAGCTGCATTCGTGCTCACACCTCGGCTGATGAGCGTGTCAACGATTGCCTCTTCTGACATTCCAGATGAAGCAAGTTGACGAGCTTCAAGCAGTTCAGGAGATGCGGTCATATAGTCCAAGCCATAAGCCGTGATTCCTGCCAAAGCTGCGGCCTTCAGAGCGTCCTCTACAGATCCACCTTGGAGCAGCGTGTTCCCACCAGAAGCAACTGCGGCAGCCGTTGGAGCACTCAACAGCCCCGCGCCAGCTGGCCCCAAAACCAAAGAACCCAAAACAGCAGGAATTGCGGGGGCAAGCGGATCAAAAACGCTACCCAAAGCCTGATTTAGACGGCTGCTAGAGTCTATGCTGCCGACCACATTGCCAGCAGTGTCCCTAATGATTCCTGTTTTCGATCCGGTTCTCTCATAAGTGTTTACAAGATTTCCCTCAGAGTCATAAATTGACCCTCCCGAAGGACCGGAAATCTCATAGCCACTGGCGGTTTTGAAGACTTGTTGACCACTGCCCAAATCAATAGGCAGGTACTGACCACCAGATTCTTCTTGAACAAATTCAAAAGGTAATGAAGAAAAATCAATCGGAGCTCCCCCTGGAGTGGCTGCGATAGTTGCTTGGCTTATGTCTGTTGCGGCCGGTTCTTGAGGCGGAGCAGTCTCTAGCGCAGCACGGCGCTCAATCGTTGCGGGAGTGGTGTTCTTAACGCTTGCGGCGATTTGCCTTAGAGCGTTCCAGTCCTGATCGCTTTCTGCCTTTGCAGCGGTGCGAATCTGGGCATCAGAGTATCCCTGCTCGATAAATTGGTTGTACAGCCTGCCCTTTTCTTCGTTTGACAGAGCGTCAACATTTGGAGGGAGTTGCGGGACATTCGCGCCTTGAATGGCTCCCTGCTCAACGATGCTCTCGGAAATGGCATCAGCCATCTTCTTCCCGAAGTCAGCATTGGTATGAACACCGTCTAACAGATCGCCCTTCCCCGCCGAAACAGCAGAGCGCACATCCGTGAAGGCCAGACCGTTATTTGCGGCAAGTTGCGCCAAGCCAGCATTGATGGCATTGGCTCGTTGTTCTGCGCCAGGATCAATGTATCCAGCGATATTCCCGGTCTTGGAGTTCTGTGCGCCGTACAGCTCACTTACGCCAACGATGATCGGCGTGACCCCGTTTGCACGGGCAATATCCACCATCTGCTGGACTGACTGCAGAGTGATATTGGGATCTTGGTTCTTGATTGCGTCTGCGGCGCCATACCGAATGATCGCGTACTCAGGACGGTTCTGGGCGATGTAATCAGCAAACGCACCGAACTTAGAACCACCGGCCAATGCCTCGTTAGAGGTCTCGCCACCAGTTGCAAGGTTCTCCACGCCGATACCGAGATTGTTTCCGATCACATCAGCGATTGAGTTCCCATACTTGGTGTTCGGAGTACCATCGGCGTTATAGCCGACATATTCACTCATTGAATCACCAAACAGCACCGCTTTAGGACGGGCCTGTGTCGGAGCGAGGAGGCTCTCGTATTCGCTCTCAAGAGTACGATATCCAGTGTCCAAAAGTGCCATGATTTACCCCGGAATCTCTACATTGGAGGAAATGCCTGCGCCGAGCTTGGCTGCTTTGAGTTGGACCTCGGCCTCGAACTCTTGACGCTTCAGCTCTAGTTCAGCCGCAGCCTTCTCTCGTGCCAGTTGGATCTCTGCAGCAGCCTTCTCGCGCTTGGCTTGAATATCCGCTAATGCCTTCTGGCGGTCAATCTCAAGTTGAGCCTGGGCCTGCATCATCATCGCTTGGATGGCGGGATCGGGCTGCTGTTGCTGCGGAGGAGGATTGCTGAGAGCCTGGTCAATCTCAGGAGTAATCGGCTTGAAGAAGGTTGCCGAGTCCTTGAACCCTGCTGCCTCAATCATCCTGCCAAGAGTCTCGCGGTACTGAGCCACAGACACAAGCGGATTAGCCGGTCCAAACTGCTGCAGGATCTTCTCTTGCTTATCGAGGATCATCGCAAGCATAGCCATCTGCTCTTGACGGTTTCCCGTTCCCAACCCGACAGAGATGCTCACATCGTACTGGTTGGACCACTCACGGGGGTCCATCGGCACATACTCGCCGCGCATCCGAATCAGGCGTGGCTTGTCTTGGTATTTACAGAGAAGATGCAAGATTCCCTTGAACAGAGACTTAACACCCGTCTCAGCAAAGATCCGAGCGATGAGTTCCAGCTTGCCTGATGAGGAGCTCTGGAATGCAGCAACCGCAGTGGCCGTGACATTCTGAAGGATGTTCGGGTCCAGACCTTGGCTTGCGTCAGAAACACCTGTCCGCTTGGCTTGGACTTGATCCAGATACTCCAACATCGGGAAGGCCTGTTGAGCCACCGGCTGCACGGACATCGGAACCACCGCATTCGGGTTCTTCATCCGAACAATCCCGCCAGGAGTCATGGTCGAGAGATCGTCCAGATTGACCTGGCCCTCCACGGCACCCACTCGAGCATTGTTCGTCAGATACAGGTTATCCAACATCTGCCGAGTGATCGTGGACTTCTGGAGCTGGATGTCCATCGTCTTGTCTGCGAGAGACAGACCATAGAACTTATGCGGAACCGGAATCGGGCAGATCGCATGGAACGGGATGTAATCCGTCTCCGTCATCTCAAGGATCTTGGACCCTGCGTACCAGACCTGCAGAAGTTCGGCTAGGCCATCGTTGTCCATGTCTGCGCGGACATAGCACTCGTATACCTCGACCTCCTGCATGGAAGGATCGTAGGACTCTTGTTCAGATGGCTGCTCGCCTTCAGAGAATCGTGCCACTCGCTCAGGGCTGAATGACAGATCATCGTAAGTCGGAAGGTTCTGGACGGTCTCCCAATCAAATCCCATCGCAACCAGATCAGAGCGCGGGATCAGACGGCGGTGAGCCGTAAAGGGAGAGTCCTCAATCGTCCGAGCGTGCTTGGAGATCAAGAACTCCTCGGGCGGGACATTGACGATCTTGACCGAGCCGACCTTGTTCTTCTTCTTGACCTGAACGGTGTGAGTCGTGTTCATCATCGGCATTCCGTCCGGGCCGATCATGGGCTGACCGTTGGGATCGAATACCTGATAACTCACCGTGTCTTGGGCGATGATCTCTTGCGTCTGGTCTGCCATCAGCATCACCAGCTCATCATCACTCAGACCCTCATAGGTCTCTTTGATAACCGAGACTGAATCATCCCAGTAAGCCTTGATGACTCCTACCTTCTCAAGGAGTGCGTCCTTGAACCAGTCGTGCATGATCGCAAACCCACGGTTGTCCTTGTAGAACACCCAGTTCGCGTAATCGGTTGCTTGCTTGGCTCCGCGCTCATCGCCAGGAGAAACAGGCTCAAACCTCACCACATCATCGGATGCGGTGAAGATACGGATTAGCTGAGGAAGCGCCCCATCAATGACCTCGGCGACCTCTCCCGTGACGATCTGGGAGCGGCCCTCGACCTCATTCCCGTATGGATAGCGAAGGTAATACTCCAGCGCCCTCGTGCGTTGTTCGGTTGTCTCCGTCTGGAGATAGCCGATTGCTCCGTCTATTTCGGCCTCGAGTTGTGCTTTCAGCGCGTTCTCGTTCATACAGTTCCTCTAACGCCTTGATGCGGCGTTCAAGTTCAGCTATCCGCTGCGGGAGATTTCCTTGGGTTGAGATCCACATCACACTATCCATCGAGTATTAGCTCTGAGCGGCTTATCCCATTGGGAAGTCTCGCTCATTCCAACAGCCAAGTACCGGAAAGCATCCGATGCGTGGCTGGCCCAGTCGTGAAGTGGCTTGTCGTAAAAGACATTCCGCTTCTCGTCAAACTCTCTTCGATAGTTGCGAAGTGCGTCCAACCCTAGTCGTACTTGAGGGACATTGAACCAGCACTTGGGCAAGATGCGCCTGACTGCCTGAATCCCGTCTGCTACCGAAAGTCTCGGTGCGACAGTGATCTGTAGGCCAGCCTCTTGGAGCATTTCCTTGCGGCTGCGTCCCGTGCCGAGTTCCCTGACCTCCACATCGTGAGGGAGGATGTGCTCGGCGGTATGCCACTTGTTCTCTCGAATCCAGTTGACATACCAATCCAATCCGACCCCGTGATTTTCCACGAAATCTAGCACTCTGTATTCCTGATTTACCGCTTGGATCACCCAGATAGCAGTCGAATCAGAAACACCTAAGTCCCAAGCCGTGTAAGTCCTACAGAGATCGTCCCGGTCAATGTGACACAAACGGCCCTTTTCTTCAAGGTCGTTTATCAGCGAGCCGTAGTAAGACCCCTCCACCGCAGCGTTGAAGGAGCACTCGAACTCTTGGTTGTATTTGTCCTCGCCCATCTCCTTACGGGCGGCTTTGAGTTCGTTCTCGTCTATGAGCTTGGTCTGGCTGGCCTTGAACTCCAGCAGCCCCCAGTCCTCTTCGTCCTCGGCCTGGTCCCTCAGAGCCTTGAAGTGGTTGTTTCCCTTCGGAGTACCGAGGAACAGTGCCCAGCCCAGCCGGTCCGAGAGTGCGGGTCGGATGATGTCGGTCCAAATCTTGGGGTCTTGGTCACCGATCTCGTCCAGAATCACGCCGTCAAAGTATTGGCCTCGGAGTGAATCAGGGTTGTCTGAGCCGTAAAGCTGGATTCTGCGGCCCCAAAAGTCGGTCCTAAGCTCCGAGATGTTCGGGGTCGCCTGTAGAGGCATTGTGTACTTTAGGAGATAGTCCCACGCCACCCGCTTTGCCTGCCCATAAGTCGGGGCGATGTAAGCGTACCGTGGTGCTTCCTTCTGGTTCTGGATTGCTTCCTTGATGATGTGGTTCAGGGCAGCGACTGTCTTTCCCATTCTTCGGTGAGCCACTACTACCGAAAAGCGTTTCTCGGCCATCATCTTATGGATGGCGAGCTGCGGCTCTCTAGGAGCGTAGGGAATTATGATTTCTCGCTTGCCCATGAGACAACCATCTGCATCGGCGCACCATCAGCCCCAGTAACCTCCAGGCGGTCGTTTTCCCTCCACTGCGCTCGGGTCTTGAGCCAGAAGATCGCTGCCGTGGTGTTTCCGTTCTTGGCTTGCTGATAAAGAGTCTGGGCAACAGAAGCATTGGCCTCAATCCTACCCTCGTCTAGCTCTACCTTGTAGTGCTTACGAAGTGTGTCGTCTGTGATTCCCAGCTTAGTGGCGATGTCCTCATACCGAGTGCCCACAGCACTAAGCATCTTTACTACCCGTCTGTTTTCATCAGTTGGCTTATGAGGGATACCACTACCCATTTTGTATCTCCGATTTCTGTGTAAGTTCTTCGTAAGTTTGGCCCGTTTGCTCCAGTATGGCTTTCTTGCCGGTGAACTGCTGCCATCTCTTTACGATTACATCGCAGTACTTTGGGTCTAGCTCCATCAGGCGGCTTACCCGTCCGTTCTTCTCTGCAGCAATTAGGGTTGTCCCTGATCCTCCGAACGAATCTAGGATGATGTCGCCGCCCTTGGTGTTGTTGAGCATTTGGTACTCGAACAGGGCCACTGGCTTCATAGTGGGGTGCTCGGCGTTCCTGCTTGGGCGGTCGAACTCCAGAATAGTGGTCTGCTTACGATCCGCAGCCCAAAGATGCGCGGCCCCTTCTTTCCATCCGTAAATACATGGCTCATGCCTAAAGTGATAATCCTTGCGACCAAGAATAAGACTGCTTTTCTTCCAGATTAAAACCTGGCTCATTTTCCACTGAGCATCCCGAACAGCACCAACAAAGTTGTAAGTCTCAACATCTGCATACCAAATGTAAAACACCGCGCCAGGCTTCATCACCGCATCTGCGGCCACATAAGCATCTCGCAGGAACTGACGGAACTGCTCATCGCCCATCGAGTCGTTCTTGATGGTGAGCTTTTCCTTGGTGCCGCCCTCATAAGCCACGTTATACGGAGGGTCAGTCAACCACATATCCACAAGCTGTCCACCAGTTAAGGTTTCCATTGCTTGAATGCTCGTGGAGTCACCACACATAAGCCGATGGTTGCCCATCACCCAGATATCCCCAGGCTTAGTAACAGCCTGCTCTTGAACCTCGGGGGCTTCGTCCTCGTCCGTAAGTCCCGCGGTGGGTTCGATCTTGTTCAGGAGCGCGTCAATCTCGTCTGAGTC